GTCGCCACCGGCCCTTACTCCGCTCTTTCTGACACTTTACCCGGCCTTGCCAAACCCGGTAGCCATGTAGTCAAAGTTGCGGTCAACGATCGCATCACTGCTGTTCTTGAATGTGACCGTAAAGCCAGTGCGCGAAATGCTGGACAGCTCAAAGTAATCGCCTGAAGCCAAGTTTTGGGGCGTGATGCCGATTGTGGGCAATGCGCTGTCTACCCCGCCAAGAGTGCTAGTCCCGGTGAAAAAGGCATTCGCGAAGGTCACGGCCTTAGCTGACGTACCACTAGCAATGGTTGTAGAACTTTGTTCTGTCCGCTGCTGCAGCTCGGCCACGTAACCCAGCTCATCAACTAACACGTTCTGCGCTGTGTCGTTTGACGTAAGAATGACCTTGAACTGGAATGCGCGTGCTTTCAACATGCCATTGGCTAGCGGCTGCCAGTCGGTGTAAGTAGGGGTGCCGCTTGGGTCGTCGTCAGTTCTTCGCACGTAAAGCTCAGCGTTGACTTCATCAACGACATCTCCATCAATGTCTTCCCAACTGTCAATGTTTTCTGTTCTGTCGTCCCAAAGGTCGCTTGGGTAGATGCCTCGCGACACAATCCGACGCTCCAGGTCCAGGCTGTAAACCGCTTCGAGGTCAAGCGTATCTGCAAACTCATACTCTCCAGATGACTGCACGTCACCCCCAGAGCTGGACAAGATTAAAGCGTCATAACTTGAGTCGTATTCGGTGTTTGTCTTTGTACCTGTAAAAGGCGTTGGGGATATTTGGTCTTCTCTTTGGGTCGCTACGCCATAGAAGGTTTGCGCGACTGGCTTGTCCACGATGATCGTGGTCTCTGTTGCGCTTTTCCTGCCGCCGTCATCTTCAAACTTGACCAGATACTCACCCTCAAGCAATGGCACCGTCTTTTCAGTTGAGTTGCCTGCAATAGCGTCAACTAGATCTGTGCTGTTACTCCATGTCGCAGTTCCGTTGGTGAGATTGTTGTGCCGAATATGAACCTTGCCACTGACTTTCACGTCAATATCAACAGCTTCGTCCCAGCGCAACCGAGCACTGTTGTAGCTCAATGGCTCTAGCGTGAGGTTTGTCACGTTGCCGGGTACTGCTGTTTTGCCCGCAAGCGTGAACGTCTGCGATGTTGTCGGGCCGCTTTTACCTACAAAACTTTTAGCAGTAATTTGCAACTCAAAAGATCCGGCCTTCAAGCCTCTAACTTGTGCTGATTGCGTCTGAGTAATTATTTGCTCAAAGTTATTTTGGTCAAGGCGATGCTTGACCACAAACTCTTGCACGTTGGTTACTGGGCTTTGCCAAGTAATGTCTACGCCAGTCCGTACCAGGCCCCCATCTTCGTAAAGAAACTCAGTGGTAGTTATGTTCGTTACGGCTTCAGGTGTTGCAGAGATGTTTGTAATGTCTCTCTGCGTTAGGTTTAAGTTCTCTTCGACAGCCGGGTAAATACTTTCGTTGTACTTAAGTGCTGTAACGCTAAAAGCACCGTCATCGCCTTCGGATACCGAAACAACGCGAAACTGCTGTGACTGCACGTCTGATGTTTGAATCAACCAAGGCGTGTTAACCGCTGGGGCTTGGCTGAAATCTGTACTGACATCTACAGCCGTACCGTCGATAGAGCTAATACTTCGTGTTTCAACCAAACCAGTAGGCAAAATAACCGAAATAGTTGGCGTATTTTCAGTGTCAACATCTAAATCAGTCGTGCTGTCGATTGTCACCTGCGAAGTCGTAGCAGAAGAAACGCGACCATTTCTTCTCGTTCCACTACGTAATGGGTCCGCAATGTCTACGACCATGCCAGGTCGCAAGACAATCCCTGAATCGATGCCAATCGAAAATGTGCAAGTTTCACACAAATCTTGCTCGCTTAGCAGCGTCCATTTGCCTAGCCTGTTGGCCTGTCCTTGGGAATAGCAACCGACTGCTTTAATCTCTTTGTTGTTAACACCGTATTTAGAGACTGCGCTTTCGTCCTCAACGTACTCAAAAGAAACTTCGCCTTGCTCGTCATAATCTTGATAGGCGACTGTCGCACAAGTGTGCCTGCTGCGAAGCGACGAACCAGAGTAAGAAAACAGTCCCTCAACAACATTTGATGGACCTAACGTGTATTGCGCGTCAGACGGCTTGTCCTGCAACAGCACGAGCGAACCAGCGCCGTAGTACGAAATCCCTCTAAAAATGCTGGACATCTCTTGAATAACGTTATAAACCTCCCTGCGCTGATTGATTAAAAGATTGCAACTGAATCGCGGCTCTTCGCCACCTTTGCCGTCATCAACTAGCTCGTTGCAGTATTGACTGATGGCAAAAAAGTCATAGCGGTCAAGAGACGCCTCAGGTACGCCTGCGCCATAGCGCGTGTCTGTAAGCAGATCCCATAAACACCACGCTGGGTCGTTTGTCCAAGTCGCCGCAGAAAACGTTCCATCCCATACCCCGGAATATGTGATCCGTCCCAAGTGAGTGGTCGTGTCAACAGTTGCATTGCTGGGGATCCTGACTTTGATGCCCCGGATTAAATACTTGCGCTGCGGGATTGCGTTGAATTGCCTTGAATCAAACCGCAGACCAACTAAAGCACTGTTCGGGTAACGCAGCTTTGCGTCGATGATTTCAGTAAAGCTTGCCCAGTTGGTTTTGTTCGCCAGTTTTGTGCTGCTGGTGTCTGCAGTGCTGCGAACAACTTTGATGTCTACAGGGAACGACCCAGACAACGTAAGCAGATAATCACGCTGGTACTGACTGCTGCTTTTGCCGCTAATCGTGTCGGTTTTAACGCTATTAAAACCGCCTCCGTCGTACTGAACTTGAATGTCTAAACTGACGCTTGTTCCAACAATGTCGCCATCGTCTTCAAATTTTTGAAGAGAAGGGATAGTAATAGTTACGCGAACACGGTCAACATTAGTATCAGTAATTTGCCTGGTTACAGAACTGGCGTTTGTTACCTCTACGTTGACAGAGACTTCATTCTCGACATTTGCAAAAACACCAGGAATGTACGTCTGGGCCTGCGTACCGTTTCGGGTGACAACGGTAAACCCGGAAAAGTTGTTGTTGCCCGCAGAGTCTTCAATAGGCGTTCCATCAAGAAAAACGCTTTTGTTGCCGTCGTCTAATCCTTCAATTTCACCTTCGCTAATGAGGTCAAGGACGTTGCCAAACTGTTTTGACTGGAGCGAATCGTCCTGTTCGGTAGGAGTGCTGCTGCCCCCACCGCTGCGGCCTCCACCTCCTTTGCCGCCACCACCACCGCCGCCAGCGCCTGCAATGTACTTTGATTCAGTCATCGTCAAACCTGATCAACGTCAAGGCCAGCAGAAATCACTGCTCCGCCAGCAAAAACGCGCCCATAAGCTATTGGCACGGGCACGCCTTGCCGAGTCGTGTTGACAATCCCGCTAAAGCTGTTGGATTCCAAGCGGGTTGCTTCATTTTGCTCAGTAAGCCCCGGTGGCTTTGGCGTTGGCGAAATCATCTGAGCAACGCCCCCCAAAATCAAAGCTCCGCCAATAAGACCAATTTGAGTCATCAATGCCCCGCCTATAGCTGCACCAACTCCTGGAAGCGCAAGCGAGAACGCAACAAGCGCAACACCAGCAATAATTGAACCAGTGCCACGTCCAGCACCAGTCAATACAGGTGTAATGCTAAAAATTTCTTGCTCGCTCCAAGGGGCCAATAGTCCAGACATGTCATCGCTATGAATAGTCTGCTTGCCCACCATTACTCGATACCCAACACCACGTTCTTCGCTATCTATCAACCACTTTTCAAGACCTGGAAAATTAACCAGCAAAGCTTTTAATGCTTGTGCAGGAGTATCAGCTACAAACTTAAACTGGCCTTGGCCTAACTGCTCTCGCAACGCGCCGTAGACCTTAACGACTTTCATGCCTCAAGGCGCAAGCGGTGTTCTTTGCATAATACCCGCCGTAAACGTCCCTGCTAGACAACCTTCCCTGAACGTGGTGCAAAACCTGCTGGTCCCCGATGTAAATCGCTGCATGGTTAGGCACAGGCGAAGACAGCTGCATCAGCAGCGCATCGCCCCGCTGCAGCTCTGACACTGGTATGCGGTGAAAACCTTCCTTCTCAAAATTGTCAAGGTATAAGTTTTGCCCGTTCTCCCACCACTGATCACGCCTTGGATAGTTCTTCAGCTCAAGGTCCCACTCACGCTTGTACCAGTCGCGGCACAAGCTGTAGCAATCAACCGTCCCATGGGCAAACTCACGGCCCACATAGGGCAGCTCAAAGCCTTCTGGCTCGCAGTAGCCCCAGTTCCCAGTGTTTGGGTTGATGATGTGCCAAGGCAACCCGCTTTGCTCACACGCCACCCGATCAGCCTGTGATGGTGCGTGGTTTGTGACTGGGTGGCTGTGGACAACGGCAACGATCTCGCCTTGGTCTTCCACTGCTGCATAGTCCAGCGGGTCAAGCGCAAAATGCTCCTCAGGTGTGACTGCCAAGTTTTTGCATGGGAAATACTTGCGGCGACCTTTAACCACCGCAACTAGCCCACAACATTCTTTGGGGCTCTCCTCGGCTGCATGAGCCTGAATCTTTTCCATCAAAGTGGGTGGCAACATCATGAGAGCAGCCCCGCTCCAGGGAATGAGCCGAATGGCAACTCGCCGTTTTCCCCAAACCTTTTCTTACAACTGCTAAGACGTTTGCCGCATTTATCTTGGGCCGATGCACTTACGGTGTCGTCATTTACGTCGAAAAAGTCGGTGCCTGTATAGCTGCATTCTGTACTTTTGTATTCCCACTGACAGATGTTTGCCACCACCTGACGGTTTGGTAGCTGCTTATTGTCTAGGTCAAACTTGCTAGCAAGCTCGAAGCTAACCACGTCTCGCGTTTCAGTAGCCTTCCGATCCACAAACCACTCCTCGACAGGGAAGGTGGCGTAAGGGTCAGCGTCAGTTTCGCCATCAAGGAACCGTTTTAAGGTGCGAATCCTCACAACCTTTGCCCCTGTCAGGTCATTGCCAGCCGTTGTTTCATTAACGCCCAGCAGCAACTGCGTGATCCCTCTGTTCAGATTGGCAACAGTCAGTGTGGGACGTGGCAGCGTGCCGGT